GAACCTATCTAAAACTTAGGCTTGTTTAAACTCTAATACGGTGTAAACTGATTACATCAACTAGAGAAACGGAGCAGGAAAATGACAAATAAGCACGACTCAGCAGCACTGGCTTATAAATACGGCTATCAAGCAGCAGCAGCAGACGAGGATAAAGTACCGCCTTACAAAGATGATACAAAAAACCTGGCATGGTTATCCGGATTCAATCAAGCTGTGATGGATTTTGGGATTAAATAACCAAACACGCCCCCACGGGGGCTAGGAGCAAAACAAAATGAAACTACAGCTAAAACGAACCAATAGCGAAGTGATTGAGCTTAGAGATTACGGCACCATCTTGCCAAGAGTGGCGCTAGAGTTTATCGAAGCGATTGAGCTAATAAAGGTTAGCCGTGAGTTTGCCGAGATTATTCACCCACAATGCGCTTCATTGCTTTATCTTGAATTGGGAGGGGTAGAAGTACCCAGCACGATTGAAACCGCGCAAGAGTTAGAAGAATGGTATTTAATGGAGGTGCAGCCATGAGCTGGCAACGCGATCAAGAAGAGCGAACAGAATGCGCATACAGTGAAGAGTGCGACAACGTAGCAGACAATTATGTGCGTTCAATGTCAAAAGAATACAAAGTGTGCAGTGAACACAAGGAGGAGTTACAGGAATGGATAGCAGACACATTTGCGGATTAGTTTTGATATGGGTGGTCACTGGGTGGTTGTTGTTGGCTTTAATGCCAGAGCCTACGTCAAAACCATCGCTCGCAGTAGAGAAATATGACGCGCGGGGGCAATTGCAGCACGCTTGCACTAGGTTCTTGGCGCGTGTGGATTAACACCCACAATAAAGGCCAATAATGGCAAATAGCGGGTTAATAGTAGGAAGGAGGGGTGAATGCATATACACTAACCACTCTATTAACTGACAAGACCCAATGTACAAGCTAATAGAGTCTAATACCCGCCCTTTCGTTTTGAATGTGGCGGTTTTTTTGTGCTTATGGATAGCCACAGATTACAATGCTACAATCAAGGCATTCAAAAAGGACTATTTATGCCTAGTTTACCTCCTAAACCATGCTGCACGCCACGATGTCACAAGATGGCAACTAAGCGCGGTAAGTGCGAAGACCACCAGCCGGAAGCATGGGTAAGCAGTAAGGGAAAAACAGCAGAAGAGCGCGGCTATGGTCATAAGTGGAAAAAGATCAGAAAGCAGGCATTAGTACGAGATGGCTATTTGTGCCAAGAGTGCTTAAAAAACGACCGCCTAACAGTAGCAACAGATGTTGATCATGTTATAAACAAGGCGCAAGGCGGGACGGATGCACTATCCAATCTTCAATGTCTTTGTTGCCCCTGTCACAAAATCAAGACCATAAAAGAGCGCAATCAATGATATTCGAGATCACAAACCAATGGACGGTATTGGGCACCACATTATCAGCAACGGTAAACGCTCAAAACCTAGGGCGTGCAGGTGACGTATGAGTGATGACAAAATCTGGATAATATTAGCTATATTAGCAGCCTATATAATGAGCATGATACACGAAGGCGGGGCCGTTGTGCTGCTTGCCTTCTATGCTGTTATTGGTGTTATTATCGCTATGGATAGGTATTCGGGTGGTGCCTTATGAATAATCTATTAGCATGGGAAGAGAACCATATTAGATTGGCACACGCTAACTCAAAGGATGCGGGCCAGCCAGATGATATAATTAATTTTATTAAGATGATGAAAGGCATAAAAGCCAAGCTTGAGCAGACAGACGTGGCGCAGGACTATGCAGTTAGCAAGGAAGTAATACAAGGGCCACAACGCCCACCACGCAAATAAAATGCAATAGGTAGGCAAGGGTATTGATCGGAGGGCACTTAGGCTTGACGGGGGATAGTTGAAGTCTTAGGGGTATGAATAAACACCGTCGGAAATAATCGTTTTCTTGCGCGCACAGAAAAACATTTTGAGAATGTATATTATTTAGGGTAGCATTCACCAGACTTATAGAGGTAGTTATGGGCGCACCAAAAAAGCCTAGCGCACTGAAAGCAGTGCAGGGCACAGACAAAAGAAACAAAGACCGCATGAACCCAAACGAACCCGTACCAGTTCGCGGGATAGGGCCGTGCCATGACTCGCTAAGTGAGTATGAAGCAGAAGTATGGGATGAAGTTGTGGGTATCTCATACGCTGGCGTGCTGGGCGAGGCTGATAGAATAGCATTGGAAATGATGTGCCGTTTAATAGCAGAGATGCGTTTGAATTTTAAGGACATGACAGCGGCCAAGATTACGCAGCTTAGCCAGTTGTTAGGTCGCTTTGGTATGACACCGTCAGACAGAACGAAAATTGTGATACCTAAAAAAGAAAACGCCAATCCGTTTGGGGATATGTAGAACTTGCAAGACTACGCACTAACAGCCGATAACTACGCCTATGATGTTGTAAGCGGGCAGATACCAGCGGGTAAATATATTCAGCTCGCGGCACGGTTGCACCTAGACGAAAAGAAAAACAAAGACAGTAAATTTTATTTCTCAGATGCTAAGGCGGCTAGGGCGTGCAAGTTTATAGAGGCCCAATATCACACCAAAGGAAAATGGGCGCGTAAAAAAGAGAATTTAATACTTGAACCGTGGCAAATATTCTTTGTGTGCAATGTGTTCGGGTGGTTAATAAGCCCACCAAGACTAACAAGTGTTTCGACTAATCGACTAGACCGTAGGACAATAGACACAAAGAACACAAAAGACATTTTAGCCCTATTAAAAGGGCTAAGAAAATACAGAGAAGTGCTGCTATTAGTGCCAAGAAAGAACGGTAAGTCAGCACTGGCGGCGGCTATTGGCTTGTATATGCTGGCGGCTGATGGCGAATACGGGGCGGAAGTGTACACAGGCGCGACATCTGAGAAGCAAGCCAAGGAGGTATTTGTACCCGCTCAAACCATGGCTCGCATGAATCCTGCTTTTACTGGTCATTTTGGGGTTGATGTGAACGCCTCGAATATTTGCATTCTGGCCAACGGCTCTAAGATGGAGCCAATTATAGGTAACCCGCCGGACGGTTCAAGCCCTAGCTGCGCTATTGTCGATGAAGTACACGAACATAAAGACAGCCGATTAATAGACACAATGATTACAGGCATGGGCGCACGAGAGCAGCCCCTAATGCTTTATATTACAACAGCTGGCGATAATATCAGTGGGCCATGTTATCAGTTGCAGCTCGAAGCTCAGAAAGTATTAGAGGGGGGCGCGGTAAACGATACACTGTTCAGTTTAATTTATGGAATAGATCAAGGTGACGACTGGGGCGACCTAGACACACTTAAAAAAGCCAATCCGAATTACGGTGTGAGTGTTTCAGATGACTTCTTACAAGCTAGATTGCAGGACGCAAAGAACAACGCACGCAAGCAATCAACGTTTCTCACCAAGCATCTCAATGTATGGGTGGGGTCGCGTGATGCTTATTTCAATGTGGATAAGTGGAAGCAGTGCGCGTCTGATGTATCAATAGAAGACTACCACGGACAACCAGCTTACTTAGGGCTAGACTTGGCAAGCCGTGTCGATATTGCCGCCATTGAAATACTCATACCCGATGGTGAGGGGTATGTGAGATTCGGCAAATACTACCTACCCGAGGCCACAGTGGAGAACGGCAATGAAGCATACAAGCAATGGGAGCGCGAAGGGTGGCTAACAGTAACAGAGGGCGAAATAATAGACTTTAGAAAGATTCGAGATGACATCCTTGAGTTGAATAACGTATTCGATTTAAAAGAATTGGCGTTTGACCCGTTTCAAGCCACCATGTTGATTAATGAGCTTGAGGATGAAGGCTTACCAGTTGTAGAGATGCGGCCAACTGTGTTAAACTTCTCTGAGCCGATGAAAAGCCTAGACGCGTTAATCAGGTCTAAGCAGATTAAACACAACGGCGACCCCGTTCAGTCTTGGATGATCAGTAACGTAGTGGCAAAAGAAGACGCGAAAGAAAATGTATATCCCCGCAAAGAGCGAGCCGAGAATAAAATTGATGGCGTCGTTGCTTTGCTGATGGCGCTGGGTAGATGTCAGCACGCGCAAGAGCAAGAGATAGATTTTGATAACCTTTTAACGGTAACTTTATAAATGGCATGGTTTAGGTTTTGGGGTTCAAAAGGCGGAGATACTGCAAAGCAAGGCAGTCAGTCGCCCCTGCCAACGGTTCCCGCCAAGGTAAAAGATTTTGACACGGCAATGACACAGAGCGCGTTCTGGGCTTCGGTTAGATTGCTTACTGAAACCGTAGCAGCTATGCCTTTGGACTGCTACAAAACAAATTTATCCACAGGCGTTAAAGAGCCGTTCTTCGACTATGATTTATGGCGCTTGCTTAACTACAATCCCAACAGATACCAAACCCGTATAGAATTTTTTGAGCAATTAATGCTCAATCTTGTAACGTGGGGCAACTCATACGCAGTGGTTGAGAAGATAGGTGGGCGAATTGTAAGCCTACAAGTACTCCCTAGCTCGTGTGTCGAGCCTTATTTACTGCCAGACGGGACAAAAGTATTCCAATTCACCACGCAAAACGGCGATATTAAGGTGTATTCGCAGGAATCTGTATGGCACACCATGCTATTCGGCAATGGAGTGATCGGATTATCGCCGCTTGGTTATGCAGGGAATGCGCTTGGATTGTCTAAGGATTTAAGCGAAAGACAGCAAAAACTAGCAGCTAACGGCGGAAAGACTAACGGAATACTGACTATTGACCAAGCTTTAAAGAAAGAACAGAGAGATGCAGTTAAAAAGAATTTCGCAGGGATAACAGAAGGCAACTCAGACGAACTATTCGTATTAGAAGCTGGCTTCAAATACCAGCAAGCTAGTCTAAGCCCGACAGATATGCAGTTGCTAGAATCAAGACGGTTCTCAATAGAAGACATCGCCCGTTTCATGGGTGTGCCCAGTGTTTTGATAAACGATACAAGCGCCTCGACTACATGGGGTAGTGGTATTAGTGAGATAAACAGCGGATTCTATAAGCTGAATCTCAAGCCGTACCTTGAACGCTACGAAGCAAGCCTTAAACGCTGGTTAATGCCTAAGTCTGACTGGGAAGGTATCAGCTTGGAGTTTAATTTTGATAGCCTACTACGCGCAGACATGGCCACAAGAGCGGAATCACAAAGCAAGTTAGTAAACGCTGGCATACTCACACCAAACGAGGCACGCGCGCAAGAAGGCAGAGGCCCACAAGCTGGCGGCAATACCATTTATTTAAACAGTACACTGGTTCCAGCGGGAACACAGCAGCAGGTGACACAAGATGGAAACTAAAAATCTAAGTCTTGCACAGACAGAAATTAAAATGGGGGCAGAAGGTGGCTTAACGTTTAGCGGTTACGCTTCTGTTTTTGAAGGGCTTGACTCATACGGCGATACAATTAAGGCAGGCGCTTATAAGAACACGCTTATTGATCGCGATAGACCAATACAGCTTAGATGGAACCATTTTGGCCCAGTGATTGGTAAATTCACAGAAATGTATGAAGACGAAAAAGGCTTATTCGTTACAGGCGAGCTAACAAAAGGCCATTCACAAGCAGAAGACACGGCGGCTCTATTGCGACATGGCGCTATTTCAGGGCTATCCATTGGTTATGTGGTGAAGGATTTTAACCAAAACGGCGTAGTCAGAGAGCTTAAAGAAATAGAATTGCATGAAATATCGGTGGTAGAAACACCAGCGGACAACGCGGCGCACATTGGCAGCGTTAAAAGCGCGACAAAATTAAAAGACGTAGAAGAATTTCTGCGCCTTAAAGGACTTTCACAAACCGAGGCTACAGAGATTGTATCTACGGTTGGTCGTATTCGCGGAGAGCGTGAAGCAATGAAAGAAAAAGCAGTACAAGACCAAGCACAAACCATTAAAAACTTTATCAAGGAGACATATAATGTCTGACTTAGAACTAAAAAGCGCTCTCTCTGAGATGCACGCAGAAATTGAAAAGAAAATGCAAGCGGTTACTGAGCAATCAGAAACTAAAGGCG